GTGAGTATTATAGCAGAAAAATCAGCGGCGGACCACTGAGATGGCAGGTTGACCCTGATGGAACACGGTGTCTACGACCGCCTGAACGCTCTTGGCAGTGCTGATGCCCACTTTGTCATAGACAGGCACACAGACCAGTCCAAAGGTCTTCTGGGCGCCTCCCAGGCGGATCACGCGCCCAATAGACTGACTGATTCCGATGTAGTCCATATTCCGCATAAACAGGACTGCTTCCAGACCGTGAACGTTGATGCCCTCGGACAGAATGCTGTGATGAAGAACCACAAACTTCTTAGAGGAATCTTTGCCCCAGGCATTCAGAGTGTCAAAAAACACCTCACGATTGACCTTCTGACCATCAATCACGGCACCAGTCTTGGACGTGATATACATCCAAGAATAACCACGCTCTTTGAGATCAGAACAGAAATCAGATTGTGAAACCAGATTGACAATCTGTTTGGTAGAACGAGCACAGATCAGAATCTTATCCAGACCATTATCATCAATCGTCTCCAACAGATTAGCAGAGTCACGGTCAGCGATCATCTGCTTATCCTGAACCATCTCAAGTTGCTTCACGACAACTTTAGGGGGCAATATGTAGCCTTGATCCACCAATTCAGGGGCAGGAACATTGCAGATGACGTTGCCATAAACGGCAGCATCATTCATCCCAGGTTTAGAAATGGTCGCAGAATGCTTTGGCGTTGCCGTAAAAAAGAAACACCTTTTCGCTTCCTGAGAAAAATATTCAGTTGCTGGAAAGAAATGTCGTTGAACACTATTATGTGCTTCATCAAACAGAATCAAGTCAATAGAAATATCTGCTTGTTGTAGACGTTGCAGAGAATTGTATGTAGTAAAAATCAGTTTGTGACCAGCAGTTTGCTCCACCCAGTTACGAATCTTATTGGGTAGAGTCGTGCTAAAATGATGTGTCTCTCCTGAGTGTAGATGTGCAACAGAAGCGTTGGTAACAAACTCCAAAAACTCAGAAGACAATTGCTCTGCCAGAAGAATTCTTGGACAGACAACGACAACTGTTTGTGCTTGAGACTGAGAAAACTGACGAATAGCATCAAAAATCATTACAAGAGTTTTCCCAGCACCGGTAGGCATCACAAGAGTTCCCTTTGAATGTTGCTCCATAGCAAACAAACCACGTTCCTGATGGGGGCGAAGTTGGGTCATCTGTAATCAATTCAATAAACATATTATAGGGCAACATCAAGGCAAAATCAAATGTTTTGTGCCAGTTTTTCAACTGTCCACCCTTTATATTTTCCATAGTTATATAAAGGTGATGGTGCTAAATTATACTCCTTACAAAATTCAGTAAGATTTTTTATCATAAAAATATTTTTATCTGGTGAAATAACTTTCCAAGTATTTTTTGAATGAGACTTTTTTAATTTTTCAATATGTTCGTTTGATAATTTTTTACCCTTTCTTGCTTCTCTAACTTTTTGTTTAGATATATCACTATGACTTCTACCTTTCCATATTTTATTACCTTTCATTTTTTCACTTCTAAATTTACGAATATTTTCTGTGTGTTTGTATCCACTTGCTCCACCATCACCACCATCACTAAGGTTGCGAAGAATACCAGTTCCCAAATCTTTCCTACCAAAAATAGAAATCATATAAATTTCGTGATTGAATGCTTGTTCTTCTGTTAGTTCTTTTTTTAAGATAATTATTTTATCTTTACTTTTTGGTAAGTTTATTCTGTGATTTTCGGCATATGCCCTTCTACCACTTCCTTTACCTATGTAATAGGGAGTTCCATCTTCACGCAAGTAAGCGTAAGTGTAATATTCCATCTGCTTTTTATGTGTGGTAATACTATTTATAAAACTTACACAGTAAAAAAGAGGCAACGTTGCCTCTTTTTGCTTTTAGTTACCACACATAAAAGCACTATTATTTATCTCTCATTCCCCTAGAAGTCTCTCGGAGACCCTTGCTATTTGAGGTCGGAGTTGAATCACAGATCTCATCGCGTATGAAACTATTATAGCAGAAAACCGCCCCTGGTGCGACCCAGTGGACGGTTCTTAAAGTGTCTTAGACTCTCATCTTCAACCCAGACAAAGGTAGTCTATATGGATTTGAGTGATTTGAGTATTATGTCAAGACCTTAATATAAATCAAACCATGCAGATCCATTATATCCCTGATGTTTATTAGTGGTTGTATTGTAAATAATTGCACCTGCTACAGTTGTTAGTCCAGTTCTAACTGTAGTTGAAACTTTTGGTGGAAGCATAAATTGATAGACACTTCCAATATCTGGAACATTATATCCAGCAGCACTAAAGTCAGCAAAGCATACTGGTGTTGTCGTACCTACACCAACGCCACGAAAATAACCCACCCCACGAGCAGCATCAACACTCACAGTATATGCATTACCTGGAGCTAAATTAAAAGAATCTGTTCCTAATCCAATCCCACCACCACTAGTAAATATAATTCTATTGAAATCAATAGAATTGATTCTCAGAGGAAATTCTTCAGAGACTGCGGTTCCAATTGCAACATTACCAACTACATGAAGTGAATCTGAAATTGTTGAAAATCCATTCACTTGAAGTTGATTGAATGATGAAATACCTGAAGTTGCATTTACATTACCAGTTAAATTGCCGATAACATCAGCACTTAACGTATTGGTAGTAAAATTATTTGCGGTTAAAACTGAATTTACAGTTAAATTACCATCAACTGTAAAGTTTCCATTAACATGTGAATTTCCAGTTACAGTGGAGGTTCCAACAACATGTAATGTATTTGTTGGATTTGTAATTCCAAGTCCAAGACGACCACCATACGTTAAGGTCATCAATGATGAATTAGGAGATTGACCATAAATCCAGTTAAAATTACCAGTGCCAATACCAGAAGATCCATAATGTAAATAATGATTTAAATTACCAAGACCATAATTAATCACATCTAGTGAAGATGACGTACTGAATATTTGACTTACATTTGTATTGCCAAATCTCAACTCACCATTACTTTGAGTACGAGTTACACTTCTACCGATTGCAATATAAGATTCATTATTACCATCACTTGTAAGTTGTATTGATGCTCCATTATTTGCATCACGAATGTGAATATCTGCATTTGGATTGTTTGTTCCAACTCCAATAGAACCCAAAGCAGAAATATTCAATAATGTATGAATTGTAGATATTCCAGATGTAGAAAATCCACTACTGATTGAGGTAATAATTCCGGTTTGAGCATTAATTGCACCACTAGCAGTAATATTAGTTACCGAAATACTTGGATTTCCACTTAAACTTAATGCAGTAGATGCAATTCCAGTTACATTCCCTCTGAATCCATTAGTCGCTGTAATAATTCCAGAGACGCTAATGTTTGAGGGAAGTCTAGAATTATTTAAAGTTCCCGAAGATATATTGTCTGCATTAATTGATGTTACATTTGCTCCACCCCCAACAAAAGATGATGCTGTTACTATTCCAGCATAAGTTGCATTTCCATTTGAATTAATTGTTACACCAGTTCCTACTTGGAAAGTTCCTTGTGGGTTTGTTGTACCTACACCAACATTTGAAGTTGTTGAAATATTTCCACCAGATATGTACCAACCATCAACCGCAATAGCATAAATTCCAGTTAAACCAGCAGCACTTCCAGAAAATGTTGTTGCTGTAACGACGCCAGTAACTGATACACCCTGAGTTGCAGTAAGTAACCCTACCGTTGCGTTAGTAGCAAAAGAACTATTAGCAGTTATAAGACCAACAACCTTTGCGTTTCCACGAACATCTAAGAATTCGGTGGGAACAGAAGTTCCAATTCCCACCAAACCATTTGCATTTACAATAAAATTGTCGTCATCAACCTGAACACCATTACGAAGATTAAATGACTTTCTATAATTTGCCATCTTATATGGTTTTTAAATATTTATTAGTTAATGTTATCCAAGTAAATCTTGGGAATATAAGTATCAATTGTTGATTTAAAATTAAAAGTTTCGCCTTTTTCAACTTTTAGGTATCTCCCAATTTTAAAATCATTAAATTCTTCATCATTTGGAGATTTGTAAGTTATGATATTTTCTTCAAGACCATATAATGGATTTGCAATATAAAAATCTCTATTTTTATCAACAATTTTAAGAGTTTCTCCTGCTTCTATTTTAATTTGTTCTCCAGTTATAACTTTAGGACCATTGGGACAATCCCAACTTAATCCGAGAGATGCATTATCAGTAAATAAACTATTAAAGTGTAAAGCATAACACCATCTAGTATCATCTTCTAAAGCAGTTATCATTATTGCTTTCAATGGTCTTCTATTAACTGAATCTCCTGGATAAACTGTTGTTATTACTTCGGTTCCTACTTCTTGATATGAAGCACTTCCTTGGATTAAAAAAGTACAACCATAGTCTAATATTTGATTATCTTCCCCCAAAGTAAGACCTGTATTTGATAAATCGCAAGTGGTAAATCTTTCCCCCTTATTCATTGTCCAATAAGATATAATTAACTTAGTTTTATTATCTCTAAAACTCTTGTAATTGACGTTCATTACCCAACACCTCCTAATCTAGTTCCAGTTACTAACCAAGTTGCAAAACCACTATTAACTATATAGTTTCCACCAGATGCACCACCATTTCCACCTTGTTGTCCTAGATCTCCACCCGCGCCTCCAGAACCTCCTGTAGCCGATGCAAGACCATCCTGTCTATATTCACCATTGCCGCCACCACCACCAGTCGTAAGAGATCCATTAAGTCCACCACTACCACCACTACCACCACTACCCGCGATAGATCCAGCACCACCACCACCGCCACCACCGTTGGCGATGACAGTCCAACATTGTTGCTGACAACAACCAGTTTGTTGACATCTATCGTTTCTTACACTACCTCCTGCCTTTCCACCGCCGCCGCCGCCACCAATGGTGCCGTTATTTGTAATGAAAGTTGTTACTTGTAATGTTAAAGCTGGTCCTCCAACGCCACCCTGTCCATTATTAGCGTTTCCACCATTTCCACCAGCACCGACAATATAATTGTTATTAACAAGATAAATTGTTGATCCTGATGGAAATGAACCAGTATCAAAAGCAGTACTACCAGTGCTATTAGATCCTACTATACCATTTGAAGTTATATAATATTTTACTGCTTGGTTATTGCTATTAACAGTTGCAGCTGATTTATAACCACCAACAATAGTAGCGTTTGTAAAATCACTTCTAGCATTAAAGTTTTGAGTTGTTCCTATTGTTCTTGTAGCATTGATTATTTTTCCATAAAAATCGGAAAATTTTATAGGACCACTATTAGGAATGCCTCCATCTAGTCCATAATACTTTGATAGGGATATTGAACTAGCAGACCCAAACTCATTGGTTATTTCAGTGAAAGAAAGTGATCCAGAAGATTTAATGGTCATTCTTACTATTTGTTGTTAATTGATTTTTTTAAATCATCAATTTCAGTTTTCAAATCTTTAATTGCTTCAATCAGCAGTGGCACAAGTTTTTCATAACGAACTGCAAGATAACCATTTTCTCTGGTTGTAACTGCTTCAGGCAAAACATCAAGTATTTCTTGTGCAACGACACCAACATCACTACCTTCTTTATCGGACTTATCATTCCAGTCAAAGGTATTGCCACTGATTGAAATGACCTTCTCAAGCGCATCTGGGATTGGTGTTATGTTATCTTTTAATCTTTGGTCGGAGGTAAAGAATGCCGTAATATCACCTGTTACATTTAAATTGCCGTTAATTTGAGTGGTTGAATTAACTGTTAAAGTTCCACTAATAGTTGTTGCAGATGCCTCTAGATATAAGTCATCATCTGCATCATTTCGAATACCGATGTGTAACCTTGTATTTTCACCACTTTCAACATAATATTTGATAAATGCTATGTCACCTGATCCACCGCCAGGATCTGATGCCCAGACAAGTCCATTGTTTGCACTTCCTACTGAAGGGGTAATTAGTCCAGCAAAAGTTGCATCACCAGTAACTCCAAGACTACCACCCAAGTTAATATTCTTTTCAACACCAAGACCACCTTCAAGAACCAAGCAACCAGTATCTTTATTTGTTGATTGTGTTGTTCCATTAATTGCAGCAGTTCCAGTAACAGTTATGTTTTGAGAGAAATTAACGGTACTATTAAATGCGGTTATTCCAGTAATATTTAATGTACCACCAACATAAAGATTTTTACCAATACCAACACCACCAGACACAATTAAATCACCAGTTGTTGCAGATGTAGATTGTGTTCCTTGTGTCAGTCTAACAGTGTTACTGAATGTTGCCTGTGCCTTTGTTCTAACTTCTTTATTGAAGGTTACTGGACCATCAAACTGTGATAGAACTTGACCCGATGCACCACCTTCTACAAGTAACCTTTCTTTGATTGTAACTTCATCAAATACAACGCTCAATCTACTAGGATCTTGTCCAGTTACAGTTGGATTTGGGATATCATAAGAAACAACTTCTCCACTTGCTGCAGAAGTCTTGGTGTTTCCATTAAAGAAATCGCCATTGTTGTTCATACCAGTATAAACAACAACACCACCAGAACGCTCTTGAGAATTTGCTAAGAAGTTTTCTTGATCATTTAGGTTCTTGACTTGAACTTGTGGGAGACCCGTTGAGTAGTTGCCAGGACCATAACCCAAATATTCAAAAGTATGACCAGAAGCACGAACAATAGATGGTCTGCGGAACTCAATCGCAACTGGATTAATCTTGCGAATGAGTGAGTTTGCATCATGATTCTCTTGAACTGTACCAAAGGCACCACGAATAACGGAGGCAGAAGTAACATTATTGCTACTTGTAACTCTCATAATCTCGTTGTCAATTTGAATATAAGATCCAAGTGGTAATCTAGACGCAGTTCCAATACCAGCACTGCTAATATTAATTGTTGTTCCAGTTGTTACAGCAGATGTAAGAGTGAATGTATCGTTATCATAGAACGTGACATTACGAGTTCCAAAGTTTTCACCTCTATTGTCTGATGTTGCTTCGTTTGCACTCAAACCGTGTTTTAGAATATAACCACTTGCAGTCGTGATGCCTGCGTTTGTGGTCGCTGTGAAAGAAGTAACACTTACTCTCTTTGCAACGACATAATCACCAAGATTATTGTTGTTTCCATCAATAATACGGAAGCGGTTGCCAGCAATCAAACCATGTGCAGACGATGTGGTAAATGTGGAAATGCCAACTGTTGTATTTGAAACTACTGATGAGACGCTAACTGAAGGTCCAATGACAAACGCATATTGATTACTTAGAATTGTTGGATCACCAGCAGTCTTAGCAATTGCGATTGAAGTTGAAGAACCAATAGAGGTTATACGATAGTATCCATCTGATGTGGTTCCAGCACCAGTGATCTGAACAACATCACCAATATTTGTTGAAATTCCAGCAGTTGTAATTGTATATCTGGCGTTTCCATTTCCTGCTCCAATTGCAGATTGATCAAAGTATAAAGCTCCAGCAGAATATCCAGATCCTGGAGCAATAATTTCAGCAGAAACAACAGCACCACCAGTTACAACGACTTTTGCAGTTGCTCCACTCCAAGATCCTATTTGAGATCCATTTAAAAGTTTTACATTATAGTAAGTTCCATTATTGTATGAAGCTCCAGCAGTTACAGATCCAGTTACAATTCCAGACAATCCATGGAATAATGGGAAGGTAATTGTTGCAATACCAGTGCTTGATGATACAGAAGAAATTGTAAGACCGATTCCAATGTCTTTGAGTGTAAGATCTGCCGATTCACGAGTGATACTCTTCTTCAAATCATTAGTTTCAACGGCACCAATTGGAGCACGTTTTGCAAATGTCTTTGCTGACAGTGGACTATCATTAACATTATCTCGGTCTAACTGTGGATACAAATCAACAGGTAATTGACCGTATTTTAGATTTGTGAATAAGTTTGCATTAACAGCATTGCTCGCATTCAACACATATAAGTGATAGATGCCATCTTGTTGATTGTAGATGTATGGTGAAATGATTTCGTTTCTATAAACAAAGAGGTTCCCACCCCAATCATTTCTTTCAAATCTAGGTAATGATGTATTTCTTGTATTGACATTATTCGTGAATGATCCTGGAGTATGACCATTACCATCAACGTCTGTTGTGGAGTACTTGAAGGTATAAGCGTTACTAACTTCTGTAACAGCGAATCTTCCATTATATCCAACATTGAAAGTTCCACTGGTGTTGGTTGAACTCGTAACATTTTTAATGATAACGAGATCTCCAACTTGAAGATTATGTGGCAGTTCTGCAACAACAGTAACGGCACCTGAACTTACAGTACAAGTTGAAATGAATCTTGGATTTCTATTAAATGTATAGTCGGTGCTTGCAATACTGGTTCTTGTAAAGTCGGCATCGTTTCTTGCGCCAGTTGTACTAGATTCTTGAATGATAAATCCAGTTTCAGGATCTTTTGCATTTTCAAGTTCTTTTGGAATAACAACTCTGAACTTATACAGTTTTTCGTCTAAGCTTCTTTCATCAGAAATGCGCTTGACATATGCAAGATCCGTGGTGGTTCCATAAGTCGCGGTGCCGCCAGATGCAAATGCACTATAAATCTGATTACCTGCATTAACATGAATGAACCAGTTATTGTTTTGTGCGTCAAACTGTACTGGTGATCCAAGTTCTCCAGATTCCTTATCAGAAACACGACTTAAAATATGAAGATTGGTTCCACCATAAACAGTAATTGCAGATCCTTGTAGAGCGTTTGTATAAGATGATGCAAGTTTAACTGTATTGTTGTCACCGTTGTTAATGACATAATAAGTTTCATGAGCAGTGATATTCTCTGGTAGATCTCCATCATCACTGATAATCTTAACAGTTTCACCTGTAATAAGATTATTTGAACCAATTGTGAAAGAGTTTGAACTTGGACCAGAAATTACATCATAAGATTTAGCAGAACTTGTTGTGCCAAACGCTGTGGTAAATCCACTAGTTGCGATTGTGTTATCGCACATATAAATGGATGCTTCACTTGATCCAGCACCCAAAGTTACATACAGTTTATCACCAGTTCTTGCACCAACTCTGTATCCTTGTGTTTGAGAAGATGGTGCTGTGTCTGGTGAAGTAAAACCATAAAGATATAGATGGCTTGAAATACCAACAGAAGTTGTCAATCCAACGTCAAGCGACAACCACTCAATGTTACTCTCAGAGGAAACAACTGCTCTTGGAGCAACAATTGATGTGATAAACGCTTTGTCATCTTTGGCAAATGCTTCTTTTTTAAATCCAGAAGAATTCAGAGAAATTTGACCAAAGTTTGAGTTTGAGTTGGTAATTGATGCGTCACCACCAGACTCCGCATCAAAGTGTTTATTAAAACCAATCGCAAACACAGAAACAATCTGAATGAATGCATCATTAGTAATCTTAATGTGGCTTGTTTCCCATCCCTGACGATAGATTGCATCAGGATCTAAATGATAAACTCTGTTTGTATCTGTTTGAGAAGCACCATTTGGAAGATCTGATCCATAAACTGTTGTATAATCTATCTTGTCATAACTTCTTGATGACTTGGAGTATTTTGCAAATGCGCGATCATCTTTTTGAAGAGATACCGCAGTAAATTGTGCAACAACGGTGCTTCTAAATCCTGATGCTTTGCTACCATCAGCATGAAGACCGTTCATACCCCATACAGAGCGTAATGAACAGTTAAAGATATAAGGAGATGCACCAGATACAGTGTCAGTCTCAACCGTTACAGTTGCACCAGAAGCACTTGGACTTGGGTTTAATGTTGGATAAGATGCGAGTGCTGGTAAAAGATAAGTGAATGAGGTTGAACTTATAACATTCTGAACCGTCGTTGAGATATTATAAGGCGCAGTGACTCCAGAACCACCAACTCCTTTGATTTTAATTGGTGTTCCTACATTCAACCCATGTGTCGAAGATGTTGTTACAGTAACGATTGCACTTGCAACACTACCATTACCAGAAATGATTGAAGAGATTGAAATTGGGTCTGACGCAAATGCACCAACAATTTCCCACTCTGGATTTCTCTTTGCAAAACCAAGAGGACTTGCTGGATACTTCTGACTGATTTCACGATAAGCATTATAAGCATTAGAGACTTTGCTATAATACATATCAAGGTCTGTGAGACCATAGGATGCAATATTATTCACACCATCACAGAACTCAAAGCAAGTCAGTTTGTGGTGAGAGAAATTGGGTGTAGATTGGTAAATAGAACCAAAGTTGTCTGGATTGGTATAAACTAGTCCACTGGCATCTGCATCAAACAGCGAGAATTGCCAGAAATAGCAGGCACCAGTAATTCTGAAAATTGCTGATTTTGTTACGGAATCATCAGTTGGGTTTGGAACATACTTTGGACGAATCTTGGTTTTTCTTAAATCAAGACCAACGATTGAGGTGCCTCTAGGAACAACGACACCACCATAATAACTATTGAACTTATAGAGAATATTATCTTCTTGTGTGAGGTCAAAGTTAGAATCAAGACCAAGAGAAAGAACAGAAGACGCTAAAACTCCTGCTCCACCTGCTCTAGAAACCGCATAAGCAGCGCCACCGTTATCATAAATGGCAAAACCAGGTCTGTTATCAATTAAATGCTCACCTGGGAACAGAAGAATGGTTGTTTTTTCAACTAAATCGTTATTATCTCCAGCAACATAAGAGAATCTTGCTGCTTCTAACAGTGCCCTTTGAACTGTTTTAAAGGGGCGAGCAAGAGAGTTACCTTGATTTTCAATACTATCAGTTGAATCAAGGTCGTTAGGGTTGACATAAAGAATACGACCTTCAGTATTCTTAATAAAATTGTCTAACTTATTCAATCCCATTTTTATTGATTTTAACTCTTATTATCTTCTATTTAGTTAGTCAAATCTTCCTCATCATACTCGTATTCTATATCATCTGGCATATCTTCTGGGTTCTCTAAATCCACTGCAAATAGACAAGGATGAACCTGTTCGTCTATTAAATAAAATGATGTGCGGTATAAATCGTCTGGTTCAAAAGTTCGGTTCTTATCTGCTTCTCTACACAAATCTAGATC